TATACCGGTGGCGTTATGCCCGATAAACTTATGCTTGTCGTAGTTACTACAGTTCCAAAGGCATCCGTATAAGTAAACGAAGGTGCATCCGGGGCTGTCGGGGCTGAAGCACTTATACTTAAATCGCTTGGTACGCTCGGCAAACTCATAACTGGGCTTGTATATACTGGCAGTGTCAAATCCGAAATACTAATAGTCGTAACTGTGACCGTAGTCCCCGAAGCATCTGTATATGTGAATGAGGGTGCATTCGGAGCGGTTGGTGCTGTTGGTAAAGTCCCACTACTAATATTAGAAGTTGCACTTGCTAATAGATAGACACAAGCTTGCTTGGTTGCCCAAAGAACTACTAAGTGTTCCATTTCTGTAGGGAATCCAGATATACTTGTGTCTTTGTAGGTAACGGTAGGATAAGCAACATAGACTATCGAACCGCCACCAGGCAACACAAATATCTTAGCTCCCTTCTTTGTCCATACGGGGTCGGTAGCTAAAGCATAATAAATCGAACTCGAATTGCTCGCTTGGGAATAAAGACCGGGACTGACATAAGCAGCCCCGTAATTACTTTTATGGACTCTTAGGACTTTCTTACCCAATACACTATACCCATCCGTCCCATTGTCAGTACCTTCGGTGGCTATATCTTCTAACTTATCATAAGGGATAAGTTCAATTAACTGTTTAGCTCCGGCAGTCAGCCAATCGGTTAATGCATTAGTATCAGCGAAAGTCCCTACATAATCCTCTATTCTTGATTGCAAGGTTGACATTTTAAGACGCTACCGATACACCAGTTGTCGCAAATGTCGGGACTGAGCCGGCAACACGAATACCAACAGCAGCCTCAGCCATTTTTGTGAAATCGAATACCGCACAATCTTGCAGACAAAGTGTGCCCATCAACGGAACACCAAAGCTTGAAACTCCATTTGGAAATTTTGTTAAACCCATTTTTTATTCCTTTATAGGGACATTTCTGCCTTGAGGAATTTCACCTCAACTTACCCGTTTTAATTTGTGTGTAACCGAATTACCATTAGGAATTATCTCTATGACTTCGTAACCTTTAGACTGATACTTTTCAGTCTCGGATAAGTCAACTTCGATAAATTCCGGCTCTGAACCGGCTTCTTCGATTTTCTTTTTTAATGTTTCTTCTTTCATCAAATGAGGGTTTTTAATCCCCATTTCTTTTGCCTTTTCTACTAAAGACATTTTACCTCCTTAAAATAAGGGGCATTACGCCCCTATTGTTAAGATGTTGGTGCGTTTGAACCTACCCAGTATCTAAAGTCATTGACTTCAATACCGAATCTCGCCACTACATCAGCCCTATAACCTTTGGTCTTCGGGTCTTGGTAGAAGTCAAAGGTCAATGGTTGTCTATTGTAGAAGCGTATTCCTCTCTTAGCATATCCCAAAGCCCAGAAAGTAGGAGTGTCTAAAAATCTCCACTCTACTGGCTTTAGCATATTGTTGATAGTGTTTATGTCGTTGTGAGCACTACCCACTTGAAGTTCGGTCTCTAAGAGTTTCTTAACTGTCCATCTCTGAGAAGGATGGTACAACAGAACATCGGGCTTAATTATGACTTTCTGACCTCTGGAATTGACGGCATTAGTAATAGTCATTAAATCATAAGCCGTTTGAACGTTGGTCTCGGTCAATGGTAATGCCACTGCATTGTAATAAGCAGCAGTTCCATTGGGGACTAACGCTCTTAGATTCCCGCTTAAATTGAAGAATGGTTTCCCATCAT